GCATCTGTGATCATGCCAGTTACATAACTTGTGCCATACAAGATAGGGATGTGATTGGTAGTGTCAGGGTTCAAAGTTAATGGCTGAGGTGGTAAATTACCTTGGTCATTTTGTTTATTAATGCTTTTATTGACCCTGTTTAGTGCATAACCAAGCAAAGCAGTTTTGGCAATTGTGCTTCCTATTGTGTTGCTAGATAAAAATCCACCAACACCTTTTACAATGCTTCCTAAAGTATCTATAAAACTCATCTAGGTGCTCCAAAATCAAAACTGCTGTTTTTTAAACTAGGTATGTTATCAAAACTTAAATCTGTTGGAAAATATTTCTTCATGCTTACTGGATTAGTTTGTCTGCCAGCTACTTTGTTACTTAAAACATCTACATCGCTAAGGCATTCAAGTTGAATAGTGTTTGTGGCTGTTCTTTCCAAAGCATCATATTCTTCTTCTAATCCATAATTGTTAACAACACCTGTGTATCTACCTTGGATTGTGCCTATAATATTGTTAGTGCTGAGATCAAAATAACCACGAAATATTTCTACAGTAGATCCTTTGATTTTTGAATTAACAATTTCTGCAATGCTGGTGTTTGGTATGCCACTAAGTGCAACTGTTACGGTATTAGAACTAGGTCTTATTTCATTTGAACTTGCTGTGACTGTAAGAAGCTTGCCAAGCGGAACATAACTTTCGCTGTTTATACTAAAGGTAGTGTAATGATCTGAAAAACGCAATATTTGCTGTGTAAATGTACCAGTTGGGCTTGTGCGATATTCTGCAATATCTAATCTAACAAATAAACTGGTTCTAACACTGGTATAACCCGTTAAATCTACGCTCATTACACTACCTCAACAAAGATAAAAGGACCACTCCAGCTTACTTGGTTTCTTTCAAATATAGTCCATTCAGGAAATTGTATACATATCACCGTGTAATCTTCTTCATTTGCACCAGGATTAACATTGCCGTAATACCAAGGAAACTTTGAGAATTTTATAGTAATATCGTCTGTTTGGTATCTGTCTAATGCTTCTGCGGCTTCAATGTCGCTAACATAATCACTCCATCTTGGTCCATCAGGCAATCTCACAGTGAAAACTTGTGCATTGTTGCCCCTTGCAACTGCTCTTACAGTACCATCTCTTGCTGTGGTACTGGATATAACTTTTTTCCTGTTTATGCTTAAACTAGCGGCGTTGTCAAATATCCATTGAAAACTCATATCTATCTACCTCCTGGTATGGCTTTGCCACCTTGTGTTGCTACTGCGTGAATAAAGCCAGGATCTCTTGCTACTAACTGTTTAAAACTTTGTGCATCTACTGCTTGAATGTTGTAGGTGACATTGCCTCCAGTTTGCATAGGCGTTATTTGCGCAGGACCACTAATAAGTTCAGGACCCCTCTCACCTACAACTCCAAATTGTCCTGCTGGTATCATTCCTCCGTTTGCAAAGAAACCTGCAAATAAATTGCCTAAGCCACCGCCAACACTGCCGCCCCCTGATGGCATTGAGAATGTTTGTGCAATAATTTGTTGAATGTTACTGCGTAATATAGTTTCAAGTATGTCACTTACAAAACTGCGCCATTCAAACCTGCCTGTTTTTGCAAATCCAACAATTGCATCTTCCATGCCTTTTGTTGTTTTTTCAAATATTTCTTCTGCTCTTTTTGCCGCATTGGTTGCACTATCTTCATATTCTTCAAATGCTTGACGCCAACCATATTCAAAACTGCGTTGAGTTTCATTTATTTGTACAGCTAATTCTTGTTGTTCTGCAAGGTTTTTTGCGGCAAATTCAGCAGCTTCTTTCTGTAGTCTCTTTGACATTTCTGCTGTAATTTCACCACTATTTTCTAATTGTCTTATTTGTGCTTGGTGACTGGCTAACATTCTTTGAATATCAGTGTCAATATCCAAAGTTTGCTGTTGTAAAGGATCTAAATTTAATTTTTGTAATTGTAATTGTAAATCTTGTGTGCTATTTTCTATTTGATTATAAAAATCACCTTGAGTTTGCAACGCACTCATAAGACTTTGCTGAAGTTCTTTTTGTGTTTTTAATTCAGATGTAATTGATTGTACACTAGTTAATTGTTCATTGACAGCACCTGTGGTGTCAGTTGTGCTTTGTTCAACATTTTGCATTGCTGTTGCAACACCGCTAGTTCCATTTTGTAATTCTTCTAATCTTGCTTGTAATGCGAGAGCTTCTTGCTCACTGGATCTAACACTGGTTAAGAATTCATTAAAACTATCTGTGTTTAAACCTACAGCACCTGCTATGTCCCCTGCTGAATCTTTTATGCCTTCTAAAGCCTCTCCTGCCGCATCTACTAAACCCATTTCTTTGGCTAAATTAGAGAAAGCTCCTGTTAAAGCTTCAATGCCGCCCACTATAACAGTTGCGGCTGCAATTAAAGGATTTCTCATAACAATAGCAGTAAATGCAACCATTGCAGCACCAGCTGTTTTAATTGCTGCTACTAAAGTAGTACCAAATGCTAACGCAATACCGCCTACAGCACGGGCTACACCTAGGGCAAAGAATGCTATAAATGCTTTTCCTAAAAATTCAATGTTAGCAACTAATAAAACAATTGCATCTTTTACAATCAAGAAAGCTTGTGTAAGTCTTACACCTATTTCTTGGATTAATTGTTCATTACTGGTTAGAATGTTAGTGATTTCTGTAGCTGTTTCACCTAATGCTGCCGCAAAACCCTGTCTGCCTATAGCATCGCTGGCATTAGTTATAGCTATTTGTAAATTAGAAAATTGTGTGCTAACATTGTTAAGTCTAGCAGCTGTTGCACCACCAAATCTTTCTTCAATTCCTCTTGCTAGTGCTTCTGTTATACGGCGAGCACCTTCCGCAGTCTTACCAAACTCAGATATTTCTAATCTTGATAATCCAATTTGTTCTTCTAATATAGCAAATACAGGAATACCACGGTCTGCAAGTCTGTTTAATTCTTCAAGTCCTAAGCCACCTGACACAGTTCTAGAAAATAAGTCTGTGATTGCTTGTAATGATCCTATTTGATCTGTTGTAACCGCGGCTGCATCTGTAAAAGTTGTTAGCAGTTGTTCTGTAGGTGTTATACCAGCACCTTGTAATTTGATAAATGTTTGTGTTAATTCTTCAATACCAAATTGAGTTCTAGTTGAAAAATCTTGGATAAATTCAAATGCACGAGCACCTTCTCTGGCACCACCTGTGACACTTGCCAATGTCGTCCTTAAATCTTGAAAACGACTTGTTGTTTGAGCAATGCTTCTTAGTGCACCGCCTGTAATAATACCAGCTAAAGCTGCTGTTACTAACCCTGCTGTTCTGTCAATGACACCTAAACTTGCGTTTAATTTGTTTAATGATGCTTGTGCTTGTTTTGTGTTGACGCTTATAACATATTGTACATCACTCATTTTACTTCCTTAGCATGCGTTTGGTTATCTGTCTAATATATTGAAATGTAGGTTTACTCATTCCATCTGGTGCTTGGCGACTATAACCATCATCTAATCTTTGAGCATAAGGATATCTTGCTCTTATTTCATTGTTTCTTAAGACAGTCTTACGGCGGGCATTACCAGTTCTTTTTGGCGTTGTTTTGCGCCAAAATTGGTATGCTTTCTTGGGCAGAGTTTCAAATCTTTGTTCAATGCGTCCTAATGAACGGGTCATTGTGTTTTTTATTCGTCTAACTGCCAACCTTTTTCCCCTTTACAGAATCCATCATTGATTGTAATTCATCTGTAGTGTATTTAGCTGGCGTAGGAGGCTTGCCTTCCTGTTGTGCTTTAAATTTATCATTGAGGTAACTTTCGTAGCCTATTGCTATTTCAGCACAAAATATATCAATGGTGTTACCTTCAGCCAGATACTTGCTTGGCAAAATACCATAACGCCTGGCTACAAAATCAATTGTCAGCCAGGTGTTAATTTCAGGATTCAGCTTTGAGTAATCTGGCTCACGGAGTTTCCCAATGAAGAAACAGCCGCTTCAATGACTTTTAACATAACATTAGTAGGTAATGAAACATTATCAACTAGAATTTTATTGCCATTTTCGTCTAACACTAATTCTTTAACAATTTCAGTAATGGCTTGTACATTGTTTTCTCCAATGTTAGCCATTTTTACAAAAGTGTCCATGTTTTGTCTGTCATACATATAAAATTCTAGAGGTTCACCATATTGTTCTGTAATATCAGTGTCATCTAAAATAATTTTAACCAATTGAGGTTCTGATGCAAGTTGTGCAAGTTTCATCTGTTAATCTCCTGTTCTTTCAATCAATTTGTTTGCAACTACGACTAGAAAGTTTAGTCTGCTTTGTGCTTTATTTAGATCGCCTTGAGCACAGCGTATTTCATTGCTGGCTTTGGCTATTTCTGCT